GGATTTTGTGAATTATTACCGGAATCAGGGATGCGATATATTCATACTGGATAATCACTCCACCGACGGAACGACAGAATGGCTTGCAGAAAATAATGTTAAGTCAAAAATATTACCAACTGGAGGTATGTTTCATCTGCTCAAGCTACAGGCAGAATTGGTAAATTATATTAACGAATATCAGCCGGATTGGGTAATTTATACCGGGATTGATATTATTTATTCCTTCAACGATACAATAAAAAAGACCATAGAAAAAGCTGATGATGAAGGGTATAATATGATAGGTGTTCAGCACTTCAATATGTATAATACAGGAGAACAATTCGCCATGCCGTTAAAGGATCATTACTTTTATGGTAGGAAAGGTAATAAGCTATACATGATTGCCAAATATCAAATCCCTTTCGGGTTTGAGGCTGATTCTATACAGATCAAGAATAAAAAAGTACTAAATGCTGAAGGTATATTACTCAACTATGGCAACTGTAAACCAAAAAATGAAAGGATAGATACGTTTATGCGGAGGAAAAAAGCATGGGATGCTGGTCTTGATAGGAATTATGGGGTTCACTATATCGAAGGGATGAATAGAAATTGGATTTGGAGAAAAGACGAGATGGTTGATTTAAGAGCAACGGATTATTTTAAATATATTGAAAAGATATGATTGTATTAATAACACCTACTGGAGCAAGAAAGAACCAATTTGAGCTATGTATGAGATGGATGCTCAGACAGACGTATCAGGGTAATGTCGTTTGGATTATAGTTGACGATGCCGTTCCACTTACAACTGATTCCGTACTGGATGACTTCAGGAATAATTGGATTATTAATAAAATATATCCGAAGCCACGATGGACTGGACAGAATACACAGGGACGAAATATAAAGGCTGGACTGGATGCTATGAAAGCATTATATGATATGACAAATGTAAAAGGTATATTTATTATTGAAGATGATGACTATTACAAGCCAACCTATCTGGAGAGAATGATGGAGCATAAAAAGAGCTATTGGATATGGGGAGAAACGAATACAATATATTATAATGTAACCTATCGGAAGTATGTAGTAAACGCAAATAAGCACCATGCAAGCTTATTTCAGACGGCATTTACAATAGAAGCACTTCCACACTTCGAAAATAATCTCAATCATAAATTTATAGATGCAGGATTCTGGGCGCATGGACCGAATAAGTATTTATTTTTTGAAAATTATCTCGCAGTTGGAATTAAAGGGATGGCAGGAAGAAACGGTATAGGAGCAGGGCATCAATGGTTCAGAAATATGCATGATGATATTGGTATGAAATATTTAACTAAAATAATTGGAGCAGATGACAGAAAACAGTATGAACGATATTACAGGGATAGTCGTGTCGCACAATACGATATCCTTACTAAAAAACGCTTTTGAGTCTGTTAGGAAATTTCATCCAGATATGCCTATCATAATTATTGACGGGTCAGATATTAATGACCCTTGTCGGAAGTATGTAGTCGAGCTTGCTCTTAAAGATAAGAATACTACTGTCGGGTTGGCTGACTATAATATTGGTCACGGTAGAGGGATGGATGCAGGGATAAGGATGTGCAAAACGAAATTTGCCTTGATTTTTGATTCCGATATTGTAATGTTAAAGAGTCCGGTTCAGAAGATGCTTGATATGATGGAGGAAGATACCTATGCGGTTGGTTACATGGAAAAGACTGGATTCGATGGCTTTGAATACGGTGCAAAACCACAGCATAAAAGAGAAGGATATATGTGGATGATGCACCCATTCTTTCATCTATTACAGGTAAGTGAATACTTTAAATTCTATCCATACGTTCATCACGGAGCACCATGCTTCAAGACAGCATTAGATATTCATAATAAAGGGTTGACAGAAAAGATATGTAAGCGTTTTCCTGGTCTTGGACATACTCACGGAAAAGGATGGTGCTGGTCACCCGTACCAGGAGAATGGATATTACATGATACAGCAGGGACAAGAAAAGACAGAGTTCGAAGAGGTAAGCAAGAAATAGAACCAGGATGGGAAAGGTAGCTGTACTTGGAACGGGGCCGTCTATCGAATTATTTGGAAAGACGGATATTGAATTTGATGCTACCATAGGCGTAAATGATATATGGAAATACTTTGAAACGGATGTCATCGTTTGTGTAGATAAGCGTAAGGCATTTACACCTGATAGATTAAGAATAATTGACTCAAGCAAACCAAAAGCCTTTTACAGCCAGATAGTATCTGATTGGGACACACGACCAGATTTTATTAAAATAAATATCCAAGCAGGCTACCCTGATCATATCGTAGTGCTTGATAGGAACGCTATGGCCAAGTCATATTTTAGTCCATTCGTAGCCATACAGATCGCTTATTGGTACTATGATACAGACGAAATACATTTATACGGAGTCGATATGGACCGCCATCCCAATCTCGATAGAGAATTATGTAAAGGGATAAAAAAGCACTTTAAGAATTTATGTACAGCACTTGAGATAAGTGGTTGTAGATTAATAGTTCACGGCGATGGTATTCTTACTAAATAAAGATGTTTAGTACATTAGTTAAAATTAAGGTCTAATTTTACAAATTATGTAAAAATTACTAAAAAGCCAAAGTAATGGATGAAACTTGTTGCCACGCTTATACAACAGGAGACGTTGACCACCTTCCTTCAATGGAAGACATTTTGTATAACACTGAATACGAGATGTATAATGAGGGTCATCCTTTAGATGATCTGATTTATTGCCAATTGTTTGAATGTGATCCGGGTTATTGTGCAGGAGTACCGTTATAGTATATGGAAGCAGTTCTTAAAATATATGGTGATATAGGAGAAGCAGCTCCGAGTATGATTGACGAGCCTAAGGAGACTATCTCGGCAAAATACGTTTCTGATTTTCTTGAACAGAACGAATCCGCAACGAATATACTTGTTAAGATTAATTCAAGAGGGGGAGATGTACAGGAGGGATGGGCAATATACGATCTTCTTACTAATTCAGGTAAAAAAATTACTACACGAGGCGAAGGTAAAGTCTATTCGATAGCAACGATCATATTCCTTGCCGGTTCGGATAGAGAAATGATGAAAAATGCAGATGGCTTAATACATAATCCATTTATACCGCCTTATACACTTGCCGATTCATACGAATCTGAAGACCTCACGAAGATAGCACAGGGACTACAGCAAGAGGAATCTAAAATACTTGATTTTTATGCTGAAAGAACTGGTACACCGATTAACAAGCTTGCAGAATATATGAAAGAGGAAACAAAACTTTCATCTGCTGATATGCTGAAGCTTGGATTTGCCACTAAAATAATAGAGCCAGTAATGGCATATGCTTATTATCAACCAAATAAATTTAATATGACACCTGAAAAAGAAGCAGCCTTTTTTGAAAGGCTCGGAACTACACTGGATAGTGCTGTTCAAAAAATTACAGGATTCTCAAGAATCACATCCAAGAATCAACTGTTGGTTGATAAGGATGGAAAAGAACTAACGCTTGATAAGGAAACGGGCGTTCCGGCTGTAGGAGATAAGGCTACACCTGATGGAACATTTACTATGGAATCGGGAAGTGTTATTACAGTAGCTGGAGGGGTTATCACAGCAATTACCGAAACTACGCCAGAGGAGACAATGGCTGAAGAGCTTGAGAAAGCGAAACAGAAAGTAGCGGAACTTGAGGCAATGGTACAAGCATCGGCAGCCGAGAAAGAAGCTCTGGAAGCATCTAAAACGGAAGTTGAGACTGTTAAAGCTGAGCTGGAGACAGCAAGGGTTGAAGCAGTAGCACTCGTTGAAGAGTTACAGACTCTGAAGAATCAGTGGAAGCCTGATACAAGAACAAAATTCAGCACTACCGAAAAGAAAGGTGCTATTGACTTTGAAAGAGTCAAAGAACTTAACATGAAACTTAATCCTAAAAATTAGTAATATGTCACAAGCATCACCATCGTGTGGACACACGATTAATTTAGACAATCTTCACTTTACACCTGACGAACTCAGGTCAATGAATGAACTGATTGTAACCGCTGTTCTTGAAGCTCCTGAGTTAACTGGTTTTCACACACTTGTTACTGGGATTAAGAACGATAAGCGAATCGGAATTATCCCTGGAACCTTTGGACTGGTAGGGAAGGCAGCTCAGTCTTGCGATCCTGTAGCACAATGTTATGAGGACCCTGCAGTTGAAAAAACATGGGAGCCTCGTTATCTTGAGGTAATAATTGATATGTGTATTGATGAGCTTGCCGATACACTCATGAAGCTCTCAGTAAATTGTGGAAATAATGTCTATGATCTTACCAAGACGGATGTCTTCACTTTCATTCAGAATATCTTAATGAAAGATTTGAAGAAAATGGTCTTCCGTCATGCATGGTTTGGAGATCAGGCAGCAGCCAATCTTCCAGCAGGTATCTTAACGCCAGGGGTTGACCCAGCATTCTTTAATGTTATTAACGGATTCTGGCAGCAGATGGCAGCTGTTTATGCAGCCAATCCACTCCAGCTGAATGCAATGCCAGGCAATACCCAGTTGACATATGCATTGCAGGGAACAGTAGCAACACCGCTATTGACCTACAACGCA